AGCTTAACACTAGACAAAAAAAGACCCTCTAATAAGAGGGCCCCCATTCGACTGAGGAGAACCTGTTTTGCTTGGCTTTCGTCCCATCTGGCACGTTTGATTGCTAGCCTAACTGTGTCGCTGCAAAGTTTCCACTTCCACCGCTTCGGGGATGGCAGACTTCAAGCGCTGAGCTAGGTCTTTCTTGTCTTTGGCTACTTTGGCGATCTCTGCTGCGGTTTCTGGACTGACTCCTTGGGAGATGCCCCACTGGTACCCATCAACTCGCCACTGTTCATCGGGGACAGGTTCAACAGGGATAGCCTCCACCTGTTCCGTGATTTGATTGCACTGGGGGAATGCTTTGCGGAGTGCTTGCGTTTCGGCACGGACGGCAAGCATATGGCTGGGCATCTTCTCCCATAACCCGGACGGTTTGCCATTGTAGGACTGGCAAAAATCGGCATAGCGGGCCACACCGACAAAGGGACACCGTTGCCCCTGAACAATTTTCCAGACGGTCACTTTGCAGACCTTGGGGATATTCCGTCCGGTTTCTTCAAACTCGTAAACGTCCAAACCCTCGTCATATAGCGGTTCATCACTGCCTGCATAGAGTCCGGTGCGATCGGCGATAGCCCGCAAACCATCGACAGAAATTTGGAAGGTCCACTTACCACCCCGTTCAATGGCGAAAATCTGTTTGGCAAATGGGTCCAGTCCGGCTTTCTGACAAATCATGCCGAACAACGCCAGGTCATTGTCGGTGGGGGTGGACTTACCCGACATGATGGTGGCTTTAATCAATTTGACCTGTTCTTGGTCGAAGCCGTGTTTAACAATTGCGTTCATTTGTTTTTGTTTGTTGTTTAGTGGTTGGTTTGCCCAATATTGGGGTCAGGGACTTTAGACCCCAGGCTGTTAACGGGATTGCCGTAGCAATTCCCGATAAACGTTGTTTTTAACCATCAGCAATTGAGCGGCTTGAATTAGTAAATCCTGGGCTTGTTCTCGGCTCATGGATTGAGCGGCCCGCTTCATTTGCTCAAGCTCGAACTGTTGTGTGGTGGATAGGCTTTCCATTGATTTCCTCCAGTAATTGGTCGAAGGTTTCAAATTCCTTGTCTGTTTCAACTTGGCGGAGTAGCAGTGGTTCGGTGCCGGGGTAATACTCGCACTCATGTCCAAATATCCAGAAACGGACAAGGATAAATTCCAAGCATTCGATTAGCTCGTAGGCTTTGAGGATTTGCGCCAGTGCATCGGTGCCGAGGTCGGACTTGATGGCTTGGGCGATGTAGTTGGGCATGGTCATAGGGCGTAGGAAATGTAGTTTTTGATGGTGCCCACGGCTGGGTCGAACTCGGCTTTAGCGGTTACGCCAGATTTGCCGTGGCGATTCTTGGCGATGATTAATTCCAGAACCCCCTCGTCTTTGGTGTCGGGGTTGTAATATTCGTCCCGGTACAGCATCACCACCACGTCAGCGTCCTGCTCAATGGCTCCCGATGAACGGATGTCGGACATAACCGGACGCTTGTCGTTACGTCCCTCCACCCCACGGGATAGTTGGGACAGGGCAATAACGGGACAGTTGAAGGTCTTGGACAGGGACTTCAGGGCTGAGGAGTAACGACCTAGTTCCCCTACTCGGTTGGCGGAACCCTGGTCCCCGATTAGTTGGAGATAGTCCACCACCACACAACCGAGGGAACCGTGTTGCCTGACCAGTTGGTGGCACTGGGATTCGATATGGGCGGGACTGACTAGGCTTCCGGGGGTATCGTCAATCCAGATTTTCAGCGCAGATAGTTTGCTTGCTGCTGCCACCAGTGCATCAATGCCGCCGTTATTCACGGAATTGGAGGTTAGCTGGGTTTGGGGTAATTCCGCCTCGGTAGCCCAGAATCGTTTCACAATGCTGACCGCATCCATCTCCATGGAAAACATGGCAACGGGCAGGCTGTCGGCAAAGCACCGGGCGATGAACTGACCCACAAAGGTTTTGCCCATACTGGGTCTGGCGGCCACCACTATCAACTCCCCTCCCCGTAGTCCACCACCAAGACATTGGTCAAAGAAGTTAAGTCCGGTTGGAGTGGCTGGGCTAACACCCCGGTCTATCTGCTCCCAAATGCCAGGAATCAATTCGCCAATATGAACCAATCCCTTGATATTGCTGCCATCAACGATCGCCTGGGTCAATTTAGCGTCTGCCTCTTGGCGGATATCGTCCCAGTCGAGGGAAATGTCTTGGGCTTTTTCTATCAACTCCCGGCAGAGGGCAATTAATTTGCGCCGTTGCCAGTGGGAACGAACAACCTGGGTGAAGCGCTCAACATTGACGGCGGAAATGGTGGCATTGAACAAAGCGAGTAAGCGGGGCATCCCACCGATCGCCGTTAGATTTTCGCCGAGGGCATCAGACAGGGAGAGGAAGTCAATGGGCTGTTGCTTCTGGGAAAGCTTGACCATGGCGGCGAATATTTGGCGGTGGAAGCCGACATAAAACGCCTCTGGAGGAATGGTCACCTTGGCGATCGCCGTGTTGTCGATCATGATGCCACCCAGAATGCCCTCTTCTGCCTCGATGGAATGGGGCGGCGTGTGATTATTCATTCTTGCCTCCCAATCGCCTTGTAGAACGATTCTCTTGCCGCTTGTGCCGCTTTCATGGACTCCTCCCTATCAGGAATTTCTTCGATGACGACGGGGCGGGGTTGTTTTTTTTGTGGCGGCGGCGGGGCGCAGAAATGTACTCGGTAATGGTCAGCAAAGTCAGTCCAAGGCTTGCAAATTAGTTCACTGCCTGGGTTTTGATACAAACTGTTAGCAATTTTACTGCAATACGCCTGCGGGTCTTTCTTGTCTGAATTGACTTGAAGCAAAAACTTTTCAAATTCTTTCCAGACAGAGAGTGCATCTTTCCCGATTTCTTCGGCTAATCGTCCCCATGGACTATCGGTGATAAAATTCTTCGGCTGACTCATCTGCCTGGAAACTTTAACCACTTCCCTGGCCAACTGCCTTGCTTGGCCGTTGTAGAACGGATCAACCGGCTTTTCCGAAAAATCATCAGCATCCTCTTTTCCTGATGATGAATTCTTAGAAGTAATCTCTATATATAGTTTGGCCGGCGCCTCGTCCGTACTGTTCGGATTGTCGTCCGTACCGTTCGGCTCTAACGCCGTTGGTTGTTCTGTTTTAGTTTCACCATTGAGTGCGGATTGAATGGCATCGGGAAAGACCAAAAAGTGCTTGGTTTTATCGAAGGCAAACCGTCCGTTAGGATTGCGAAATATATCAATAAAGCCAAGGGACTGAAGTAGTCGTAGCCCACTCCGTATCCGCTTCTCTGACCAGATGCCCTGCATTGCGGTTTTAAGCGCTGCCTCGGTATGCCATTGAACTAGGGATGTATCATTTGTCCCTGGTTGCCCATGGCGATCGGCAATGGCATTGGCTGTGATGGACTGGGCTTGCTGCTCTAGCTTGACGTTGTGCCAATAAATCAGATAATTCAGCAGTGCGGCGGCGCAGGCATCCCCATCACAGAGGGCAACAAAACTATTACGAACAATAACCAAGGGGTCGTTAGGTGGTAGGGTGACGCAAGATGTCTTCATGGCTTAATCCTCCTGGAGTGCTATCAGTAGCAAGTCAAAGTTGAGTCTCCATACCAATGGGATGATGTGATCGCCTTTGTAGCCATCCTCAATGAATCCGGCTTCTCGCAAAATACTGCGGGCTTGGTTAATCTCATCAACATTCAATCCGGTAAATTTCTGCACCTCTTCGTAGGTGTTGACAATCCACGTCTCTGAATCATTAAGTTCTCGCCATTGATAAACCGTGTAGGAAAGAAAAATTCCAGCGATAACACTGCCTGTAATTTCGGCAAGGGTTGGAGAAAAGGTGACGGTGCGAAATAACTTTGTGAGTTTCATAAATTTTCCTGATTGTGATTATTCGGCCTGCGCTTTTTGCGGTTCTCCCAACTGCGATGGTTGTTTTTGGATGCCCGCTCATGGCTTGCCTGCAAAAATTCTTCCTCTGCTTCCTGCCACGCTTTCAGGTTCACAAAACGCAAGCGTAGAGAGGGATGCCAGCCCCATACCCTGCCACGCTTGTAGATTTGCGGATATTGCTGTATCCGATAGCTCATCGATTGGGGTGTGGTGTAAAGGGTTTTAGCGGCAGCAGACATTCTGACCCAACCTTTTCTTATCCTCATGGTTTCCTCAGCCCACCTCCTGGTCTAAGGGGGCAATGCCAAGGCGGCCCTTTTCATGCTCACAAAGCACCCCATCCTCTATCAACAGGCGGATATGGCGGCAGAGGCTATCGTAGTTAGCGTTCATCGCCCTGGCTAGACTGCGGCGATTGTGGTTGCCCTCCAGCACCAACTCAATGATTTTGTTCTGGACAGCGCTGATGTTGACGGTCTGGCTATAAATCCTTGCATCGCCCATCGTGACTGGATTCCCCTTCCACAATTCGGGTCCTCCACGGCGGAATCGTCCATAATATTTAGTCATTAGGGAATCCTCCTTGCTCCAAAATCTTGGCGGATTGGACAGTGAAGCGGCGTACAAATTCAGTGGGATTCATGCCCAGGGCTGATGCTTGGCGAACAATCAACAGGTAATCTTCCTGGGCAAGCTTGATGGAAATGGTGCGGGGTTTTAATTGGTGATACACTTGTT